ACCAAGAGCATCCACCAGTTCATTGGAAGGCACCGTGCAGGGCACAAAGCTGGCTTGAACCCAGTGGCATCCTTCAAGGGTGATGGTTCGATTCCTTTGCCTTCCGCCAATTTCCCAGTAAATGTGAAGGGATTGGTTTCTCCATAAAATGCGGCTTGTCCGCTCCCCTCCCTCCCCCGGTTCCCATGGCTTCGCCCTTTTATATATAAGGGTTCGACTTTTGTAAGAATTATGTAAGGCTCCTTTATAGGGGCCTTTTTTATTTGGTTCTACTATACTCAGCCTATAGACTAACTAAAGGATGCTGTATGAGCTTGTTTCGTAAAAGGCCGGTGGTCATTGAAGCCACTCAATGGTTCAAGAATGGTGACCATCCCAAAGACTATGAGGGATGTGATTCGGAAGCCAAAGAGTTTTTCTATGAAGGAAAAGTTGTTCGGTACTACAGGCATCCCGGTGTCAAAGGACACGGCTACTGTTCCCACTGTGGAAACATGATGCAAGATCATGGTTGGATCGACACGCTTGAAGGTGGCCATATCGTGTGCCCCGGTGACTGGGTGATCACTGGTGTAAAGGGTGAGAAGTACCCCTGCAAACCAGACATCTTTGAAGCCACGTATGAAAGGGCCGAGTAATGACCGCGCTGACGATTGACCAGTTCAAACAGGCTCTCCCCGACAAGGTGAAGAAGAGCATCAACCAGGAGTTGATTGACCAGATCAATACCACCCTGTCTGATCCCGAGATGTTTGAGAGCTATCGGGAGAACCTGCTGAGCTACACCAAGGTGATGGCTGATGGCCGGTTCAAGGTGGACAGTTATGTCCAGGCCGTGAAGTACGTGAGCCACAAGCTGATGGGGTGCACGAACATCGAGGCTTACACCAAGACCTTTCCTGACAAGTACGCCCGGTTCGTGGCTCAGGGTGTTCAAGCCAAGGACATTGCCAGCTATGTGACGGCGTACAACAAGTCAAAGCTGGTGAACCTGATCTTCGAGCAGACGCTGATTCCCAGCTATGTGCTGAACCAGGATCTGTACCAGCGGGCCTTGAATGTGCAGGCCGAGCTGATGGTGAATAGTGGCAGTGACAAGGTGCGGTGTGATGCCGCCAACAGTCTGCTTACTCATTTGAAGATGCCCGAGACCCAGAAGGTGGAGCTCGAGATCGGGGTCAAAGAAGATTCGAGTATCAGCCAGTTGCGGCAGGCCACTTTGGAGTTGGCTCGTCAGCAGAGGCTTGCGCTTGAGGCCGGTGCGATGAATGCACAGGAGGTGGCTCACGCAAAGATCGTCATTGATGTCGACGCACAAGAGGTGACCTGATGAGCAACTTCGAGATTGGTTTTTACAGTGCCCTGTGCGCTACCGTCGTTGGCGGTTTCTGGGGCGTGGTCATTGCATTAATTGATGTCGAATTAGGTGTTTGTGTTGGTTTCTCTTTCTTTCTGTTCTTCTACGTGATTCTGTACAACACTGCGAAGTATTCGAAAGAAGAGATGGCCGAGTATGAAAAGAGATTCAATGACGTTTGATCCTGTAGCTGAAGCACTGGCTCCGTGGAAGGTTGAGGATTACCTCAACGCCACGGATTACCAGCTCAATCCGAACTATGTGCCCAGCGAGTTTGCACTTGAGTTTGTGACGTTCATCAAGCTGGTCAATGGCCAGCAAGGTGAGGAGCACAAGACTCCGTTGGTGCACTACCGCATGCTCGACACCCTGACCGAGGGTGGCAAGCGGGTGATCAATCTTTGTCACCGAGGCATTGCCAAGACCACGGTGATGGGTGAGTACCTGTTCCTGTACATCGCCACCTATGGCGAGATCCCTGGTTTCGGCCGGATCGATCTGGCGCTCTACGTCTCGGACTCGATCGAGAACGGTGTCAAGAACATGCGGAAGAACTTGGAGTTCCGCTGGGACAACAGCGACTTCCTGAAGCAGTACGTCCCCGAGATCCGGTTCACGGACATCCGCTGGGAGTTCAAGAACGCTGACGGCAAGGTCTTCATCGTCAAGGGCTACGGTGCCAAGACCGGTGTCCGGGGTGCTAAAGAGATGGGCAAGCGGCCGCAGCTGGCGGTGCTCGATGACCTGATCTCCGATGAGGATGCCCGGTCGACCACGGTGATCGCTGCGGTAGAGGACACGGTTTACAAGGCGGTCAACTACGCTTTGCACCCGACCAAGAACATGATCATCTGGTCTGGCACACCGTTCAATGCGAAAGATCCGCTGTACAAGGCCGTGGAGTCTGGAGCCTGGGCGGTCAACGTGTTCCCGGTGTGCGAGCAGTACCCGTGCGAGCGATCGGAGTTCCGTGGCTCATGGCCTGATCGATTCACGTTTGACTACGTGAAGGAGCAGTACGACAACGCTGTGAAGCTGGGTAAGGTCGAGACGTTCAACCAGGAATTGATGCTGCGAATCATGTCTGAAGAAGACCGAATGATTCAGGACGGCGACATTGGTTGGTACAAGATCGACGCTGTGCTGCGGAACAAGAGCAAGTTCAACTTCTACATCACCACTGACTTTGCCACTTCGCTGAAGGACAAAGCCGACTTCTCGGTGATCAGTGTTTGGGCGTACAACAATGTGGGCGATTGGCTCTGGGTTGATGGAGTCTGCAAGCGCCAGCTAATGGACAAGAATATCGATGCACTCTTCCGACTTGCTCAACTCTACAAGCCGCAGTCCGTGGGTATTGAGGTTACTGGTCAGCAAGGTGGATTCATCCAATGGATCCAGGGACAAATGCTGGACCGGAACATTTACTTCCCTCTTGCATCGGAAGGAAATGACAGCAAACCCGGAATCCGACCCAACACCAACAAGATGGTTCGTTTTAACACCGTGGTTCCTTTGTTCAAGGCACGCAAAGTCTTCTTCCCGATAGAACGGAAGCAGGAAGATACAATGCTGGAAGCCATGAATGAACTGAGCCTGGTTTCTGTTTCTGGCTTCAGAAGTAAGCACGATGACTTCCTCGACACGATCTCGATGCTGTCGTCACTTAATCCATGGAAACCATCGGAAGAAGCCCCAATGGTCGAATCAGGAAAAGGTGAGGGAATGTGGGACATCGACACTGGTGATGAGCCCATTGACCGAATGGCGTCATACATCGTTTAAGGAATGCCCATGAAACTTCAAGAAGTCTTTGACCAGCTCACGCATGGCGAGCTATCCCAACTCAGCATCGGCGGCAATGAAGCAGGGGTGATTTCTCCTGCGAACTACAACCGTCTGGTTCCACATGTGAACCTGGGCCTGACGGCGCTGTACAAGCGATTCCCTCTGAAAGAGGGTCGTTTGATCCTGGAGCTGCAGAGTGGTCGAACCACGTACCCGATCCATAGCAACTATGCGGTGAGCAGCAAAACGTCCAAGGAAGTCGTCCGCTACATCAAGGACACGACCGCCACTGCGTTCAAGGATGACATCCACAAGATCGAACGGGTGTACACCAGCCTGGGTCATGAGTTTGGCTTGAACGATGAGGCCGATCCTTACGGAATGTTCACGCCCAGTGCGGCGGTTCTGCGTGTGCCGGCCGACGTAGCTGCTCAGGTGATTGGTTTGCCGGATGAGCTGAAGTCTCCTCGTGTGGAGCTCGTGTACCGAGCCAACCATCCTCTGATCATCGCTGATGGTGCAGATCTGGAGCCCGATTCCCTGGAGCTCGAGTTGCCCTACAGCCACTTGGAGCCTCTCCTGTTCTACATCGCCAGCCGTGTGCACACACCGACCGGCATGACGAACGAGACAAACATGGGGAACACCTACTTCGCCAAGTACGAGGCATCGTGCCAGCAGCTGGAGTTGGTCAATCTGCGTGTGGACCAAGGCGGTCAAGCTGATCGCTTGAGTCGCAACGGCTGGGTCTAAGGAGAAGTCATGGCCGAGCGTGATCCCCGTCTTGAGCGTGCTGGTGTTTCTGGTTTCAACAAGCCAAAGCGAACGCCTGACCATCCGACCAAAAGCCACGTTGTCGTGGCCAAGTCCGGTGTGCAGGTAAAGACGATTCGCTTTGGCCAACAAGGTGTTTCAGGCAGTCCCAAGAAAGATGGGGAGTCTGATTCCTATCGCAAGCGCCGTGAATCTTTCAAAGCCCGACATTCCAGCAACATTGCCAAAGGCAAGATGAGTGCGGCTTACTGGGCTGACAAAGTGAAGTGGTAAAAGAAAAGGCCCCTGATTGGGGCCTTGGTTTATTTCCCGGAAGATCCGAATCCTCCTGATCCACGGTCCGTCTCATCAAGAGAATCGACCAGTTCCAGCGTCACATCCGCAACCGGAACGATCATGAATTGAAGGATTCGATCTCCAGCTTCCCAGTGAAATGGGATGCCAGACTTGGTTCGTAAGGCAGCTTTCCACTCGCCGCGATAATCCGAGTCGATGACGCCACAAGTGTTGTTGAGTTCCATTCCGTGCTTGGCTCCGGTACTGGAACGCGGCAGCAAAAGACCGATATGGCCGGGGGGAACTGCAGCTGCAAACCCTAGTCCGACCATCTGAGTTGCCGCAGTTGCGGTGCCAGCATTGGGCATGAATACATCAAAGGCTCCTGCTTTGTCAGTTGCCTTTGTTGGCATAATGAATGCCTGATGAAGAGATTGAATGTGCATTCTGTTGCTCTTTTGAGTTGATGGGGTGTTTACCGCTATTCGGAGAACGACTTAATTATGAACCAACTGAACAAGACTTCGGAAGTGGAAACACCCCCACTCACCAATTGGAAAAACGCCCCGACTCTGGCAAACCTGAAACAGGATTTGCTGGATGCTCAGTCGGTGCACGATGCACAGGAAACCAAGATCAGCGAATGGCTGGACAACCTGAATGTCACAGGTAAAGCCAAGATCCAGACAGCCAAAGGCAACTC